TAAAATGGGTGACATTGGTTATAGCGGCGTTAGTTTATTCAACGGTGTATCCTATGAAGATACCATCCGAGAGCTTAACTGGCCTAGTAGTGCAAAGACCTACAAAGAAATGGCTTCGCATAGTGCTATTAACTCCTGCTTGAGTCTTTACTCAAATATTATCTCCAAGGTAAGATGGCGTGTTGTTCCTCCGAATGATGCTACACCAAAAGAGAAAGAAGAAGCTAAGTTTATTGAATCATGTTTAGGTGATATGGATAACTCCTTTAGGGACTTCATCAGTGATGCACTTAGCTCTAATATCTATGGATTCTCCATCCATGAAAAGACCTTTAAGATTCGACGTAAATCCACTGGTAGTCTCTATGATGATGGTAGGATTGGACTAAAGAAACTTGGTTTGCTTAATCAAGAAAGTATCTCAAGATTCCTTCCCGGTGAGAACAACAACGAGATTATTGGTGTAGAGCAAATCAACACAAATTCCTACGGTAAAACCGGAACATATAACCGCTTACCAACTGAGAAGTACATTCACATTAAAGTAGGTAGACACCGAGGCGACCCCTTTGGTAAATCCCCGTTACGTGATGCGTACTTAGCTTGGAGATACCTAACGGTCATTCAAGAGATTGAAGCTGCTGGTGTTGCTAGGGACTTACAGGGACTACCTGTTCTGGAGATTCCAGCGCAGTATATGTCTGCTGATGCTAGTCCAGAGCAGAAGTTAATCTACGAGGGTTTCAAGGAAGTTATTCGTAATATCCAAAATAATACTCAATCAGGTATTATTCTACCTTCTGCTACTGACCCAGATACAAGAGCTAAGTTGTTCTCCTTAACTCTACTTAATAGCGACGGTAAGAAGTCCTTTGATACAACAAAGGTTAAAGAGTTCTACCAAAGTCAAATCTACACAGCACTTATGGCTGATGTGCTATTACTAGGACAGGGTTCTACTGGTTCATTCGCTTTAGGTACTCTAAAAAATAGCCTAACTGGTTCATGTATTGAATCAATGCTGGATAATATCGTATCAGAAGTAAATAGAGATATTATTAGGCAGTTATATAGGCTCAATGGTATGGATGCTTCTAGAGCTTGTAAACTTGATTATCAAGAGCTTCAATCCTCTGACCTTGATTCCTTAAGTAAGATGCTACAACGTGCTGCTAGTACTGGTTTGGTTGAAGTTGATCGTCAAGTGCTTAATGTTGTAAGAACTGCTATCGGTATTGATGAGCTACCTGATGATTTACCTCCACAAATGGACATTTTAAGTGGTAACTCATCTAGGAGTGGTGACGGTATGGTCACAGCAGGTGAAGGTACATCCACCTCTGTGAGTGGTAACGATACCTCAAGTAATAACCTAGATAATGCTGGATAATAAAATAAAAGAAGGAGAGTAATAATGGCTTTGACAATAAACAACTTACCTCCTTCTGTTAACTCAAAACCTCTAGAAGTACGTAAGGTATTCCTAAAAGCATACGAAGATGCTATAAGCAAGGGGTTATCCAATGAAGATGCTTTATTTAGTGCTCATCAGAACTCCAAAGTAAAAGAGAAGTTAATTAATCTATCCAAAGCTAAGGAGTACGTTAAGCCAAAAGTACCTCAACATATTGCTGTGCTTTCTAATAGAACTAGTAATACGCAACCGCAAGCTATGACTTCTGATACAGTTCGACCTTTCGGTGGACTGTATGCACCTTCTACTGACAGTGACGTATTCCAAAGAGCTATGATGAGGAGGGACTCAATATCCCCTGATGCTAGCAGAAGTCTAGTAAGCGCAAAATGGGATGAGCAAGGTAGACTAGAGCTTGAGTTTGATGATGGGCAGAAGATAGTTACTACACCTGCACCTTCTACTGGTTCTGTTGAGAATCATGTATCGGTTAATAATACAAACCCAATTCAACCTTACTTGCAGTTTGATACACAAGTAACAACACCTAGTCAAGTTGGACAACTAGCTTGGAATGATGTAGACGGTACATTAGACCTAGGACTTAAAGGTGGTAACGTAACACTACAAGTAGGTCAAGAGCAAGTTACTCATGTTTATAATAACACAGATAACGACTTCAGTGATTTACAAGTTCTTCGTATTACTGGCTCACAAGGTCAAAGATTAACGGGGGCTTTAGCTCAGGGTAATAACGAGATTAACTCAAGTACAACATACGCTGTTGTAACTGAAGCTATCCCTAAGAATGCTGTTGGTTTTGCTACAACATCTGGCTTAGTTCGGAATGTAGATACTTCTGCATTTCCAGAGGGTTCTGCTCTCTATCTGTCGCCTACTACTGCTGGTGCTATTACAAGTACTAAACCGCAAGCACCTAACCATGCTGTAATGGTTGGATGGTGCGTACGTAGTCACCACGTTCAGGGTAGTATTTATGTTCATGTTCAGAATGGTTTTGAACTAGATGAACTTCATAATGTCAAAATTACATCAGTACAGAATGGTCATATATTGAAGTACGATGCTACTGATTCGTTGTGGAAGAATGCTAATCCAGCCGCTGCTTCTGGTGTTACAACAGGTAGCTTCTTCCAGAAGATTGACTTGGTTGCTGGTACACCTCTTACTATTAATCACAATTTAGCTTTGATAGACAGTGCATCATTTACTATAAATACAGCACTGAATGGTGAAGTAATAAATGTAAGTTGCTTGATTGTTGACAATAACAGCATACAACTTACTTCTGCTATAACAGCAAACCAAGTATCATGCACAATTATTGGAGTAATAGCTTAGTATCATGCAGTACTTAAATAATATATCAATACCTAATCAGACCTTATTCGATTCAGAGGTTGACACTGACTTGAGTAAAATACAAGTCGTACAGGATAGACTTTATGCTGGCTCCAAGAAAATACAATACAAAGATGAGTTCCTAGCAACTGAAGAAACCAACCCAGTATATACATATGTAAATGGTTCTTTATCTAGGGTTGACTACGAATCAGGTAATTACAAGGTGTTTACTTACGGGAATAATTCTAACTTAATTCAAGTTGATTTTCATAGGGGTTTTGCTATATATCGAAAGATACTTCAATACGACAGTGAATCAAATTTAGTATCTATTGCTTTCTCAGTTATATAGTGTATAATGACAATTAGTAGTTGTTTAGTTCAATTCGCTTATTTGGGATTACTTATTACATAAATAAAAAGGGGGTGATAATGCAGAATGATTTACAAGATACACTTAATTGTGCATTTGCTGAGGTTGGTTCACAAGTTGGTGAATTAATCAGGTGCATGATAGAGCAAGAGATTGATAGTCATTTTCGACGCATTACACAACTCAATAGTATTCTATCAAGTGATACGTGCGAGACAACTACTCAGTTGACGCAGGCATCTGCGTAGTGACTTGCTACTTAGTGCAGGAAATTTATAAATTTATTGGAGAAATATATGTCTGAATATAACAACGATTTGAGTCTTTTAGTTAATTGCGTTGCTACTACCTTCGGTGATGAAGTTGGTCAAGCGATTAACGAAAAGTTAGATAACTTAATTGCAATGCAGGATATTGACATCAATGCCCTGCAAGCCCAACTAGCTGCTCTGAATGCTGCTCTAGCTTCTAACACAGAAGGTGATACACTAACTGCACAGAGTATTCTATCCCAACTAGCTGCTCTTGATAGTCGTCTTGATGTACTAGAATCTGACGGTGCTGTAGCTGCACTTCAAGCTGCTGTAGCTACTCTACAAGCTGGTGCTGCTGCTGAACTAGCTGCTCGTACCGCTGCTGATGCTCAACTACAGAGCAACATCGACAGTATTCAAACTGCGTTGGACTCATTGGTTCAACAAGTTACTGTAATCCAGAATAGCCAAACTGGGAATCCTGAATGTGATTGCGTTGCGCTAACTGCTGCTATTGCTGAACAAGCTACTGCTATTGCAAACCTACAAGGTGTTGATGCTGCTCAAGCTGCTCAGATTGCTGCACTACAAGCTACTGTTCAAACCCTAAGCACTAACTCAGCACAGATTGCTCAAGCGCAAGCTGACGCTGCTGCTGCCCTTAGTGCAGCTAATGCTGCTGCTGCATCTGCTGCTGCTGCTCAAGCTACAGCTACTGCCGCTGGTGTCACTGCTGCTGGTGCTCAAGCCTCTGCCGATGCTGCCGCTGTTGCTGCTGCTGGTGCAGTTACCCACATCAATAACCTAAAGTTAGAGATTGGTAGCATTGACTGTGCTGTTGTTGGTTCGTCTTTCCGTACTGCATTGCGTGGTCGGTTGTTCGGTCTAGCAGGTGGTAACGGTGCTAATGGTGGTTAATCAAGCCAAGTGCTGATTAGAACTTAATATGACGGGGGCTTCGGCTCCCGTTTTTAGGAGAATAAATTGACTAATTATAGAGCCATCATCCTTATACGAGATAAGCGGTTAGCTGTGTGTGATACTTGTCCGCATAAGATTGATTCGGTTCTTGGGCCTAAATGCGCTAAGTGCAGATGTATTCTTGCAGGAAAAGCTACACTACCTCTGGCTAAATGTCCAGAAGGTAAGTGGGCAAGTCAGGGGTTATAATGACAGTTTTTACTATTACGGATTTTAAAAGTATTACTGATTTATCAGGTAAAGTAGGTGACGACAGCTACAATATTAATGGAGGGACTCTTTTAATTGATTCTGATAGTAGATTTGGTAAGAACCAAGGACAATCCTCTGGTTGTTTGGGTAATATCTTAGTAAGCTCTACATTAGGTGGTGAATTAAGAATAAGTACAGCAGGTGTTATGATATTCCCCTTCAACGGTGGTAATGGTAGTACACCTAATGCTGGAACTATTATCACACAAGGTTCTGCAAGCGCAGAAATTATTTGCGTTATGCAAAGTAAAACAGGTGGTAACGTAATCACAAGTTCGATGCCTAGCTCTGCTTGGGTGAAAGTAAGGAATGTATCTGGTGTGTTTACAGCAGGCGCTGTAAGTGGTGCTAATATGACTCTTACTTCAAGTGGTGAACAAGGGTGGATTATTTTAGCAGGAACTGACACCAGAACATTTACAATTCCTCGTATGGGTAGCATGACAGTAGATGGACACTGGTTATCTATTGGTGTTACGTCAGGGACTATAGGTCAAACCTTTCAACTACCTTTCTTTACAAGTGAATCCTCTGTTTACTATCCCGGAGTAGAGATAGAAACAGCAGCTAATTCCGGTGTGTATGAGTTCTGGCCTAATGCTGGTTCTAAGTTTACTAGCTCTGGTGTCAGCACAGATAGTAGAAGTAAGTTCGTATATGTCAGTACAACTGGTGTTTGTACTTTGGGTTTAGGTACGGATAATAAAGCAGCAGGTGAGCTACCTACGAGTGGTTGTAGAGTTAGGATACCTAGTATCATTTTACAAACAGCTAATTCAGCAGCTAAACAGCTAAATAGCGAACCAAGTTCAACTTTGGGTAATAGGTATGAGGCTCAGTTTAGTAGTGCTGGAGTACTGAACCACAACTTGAGTACTGGTTCTTGGTACTGGAATATTATACAGCCGTATAGTATATCCCTAAATAATTTGCACTCATGCGACCAAGTTATGATTGGTGAAGTTGCACAACCTCCTATTATTGATAGGTTACACGTTGGTCTTAGTACAAGAGCTACACATATAGCGTCACCTGCTATTCAGATTCAACAGTGCTACAATGGTGGTACTGTAGGGGTCATGTCAGCCCTAAGAGCAGACGCTACCAGCACAAGTGGTTATGCTAGTATTATCGTAAATCTCTATGGAAATTGGACATTCGCTGACGTAAGGGCTGGTTACGCTAGTCATGCTACAGCTATAAGTGGTCCGTTCTTTGTTAATGCTTGTGATGATATTACAATTGATAAATTAACTACAGTATGTAAGCGATTATTAATATCAGCAAGTAATAGAATTAAAGTTAAACGTCATGTCTACGCTGATAACTTAACAGGAACTACAGCTACCACACTAGGTAGTCACGCTGTTGAAGTTGTATCTCAAAGTAAAGATGTTGAGATATTCCAAATTGAGAATTTTACAGACGCTCCGAACAATCACCCATACAGTGGTGTAGTTTATGCTAGTAATGTATTTGGATTAAAAGCAAGGTACATTGGCACACCTTCTCAACCGTATAACGCTGGTACTATTAATCCAAGCGGTTATCTCTTTAGTGACGGTGGTAATAATTCAGACGTTAAGCTACAAAGAATCTGGACTAAGAATCTTAGACTCGGTATGACTAATGGTACTAATACTACAGTTAGATACAAACAAGAGAATTGCTATAATGAGGATAGTAGTAAAACTGTAGGTCCACAGCAGCAGAATGCTGTAGTTCGCGGAAACAGATGTAATGCTGGTAATATTCCAACTAGCTACGTTTCTGTGTATGGTAATCACGGATGGGATTCTTTTACATCGGACACAACATCTAGACTTGCTTTGATATTAACAGAAAAGAACGCAGGAAGTTCTAACGCTTATGTGATTGATTCAGGTAATCCTAAATTTACATCACAGGGTACTGTAGCTATGCAAGCTGGAGATTCCTGCACTTGGACATGGGGATACTATATACTAGGTTGGACTGGTTTAGTGAGTACAGCAAAACAAGCTGTTAATCCAAATAACTTTGTAGTTGAGTACGACTTAGATAAAGGGAATGGCTTTTCTGGTGTATTTAAGTTACTTACTGATGCTAATTTGCAATCAGAAACTTCTATACAACCCACAACTGGGTTTAAGCCAAAGATTAGAGTTTCTTGCAGTACCAATAACTTGACTAACTTACTAACAAGTCTAAGAATAGACGGTACTACATCGTTGCAGTATCAAAATACAGCACTCTATCCATTGGATGTATCTACGCTGTACTTGAGTAATCTAGTACAAGGTAGTACTGTAGCTGTGTTTGAAGGAGAAGCGATAGCTGGCTCTGTTCCAGTAAGTACATCCATTAATACACCAACATCTGCTGTTATTACATATCCACAGAATGATATGGCTGTGTTTTATACAGTTAGAATACGCAAGGCTGGTTATGACGTTGTTGAGCTTAGATATAATAATACTCAAGTCAATACAATACCTATAGCACAGCAAGAAAATAAAGATGGATTTGGAGTAGCTGTACTGGGTCGAGGACTTGGTACAACATCTAGTTTAGTTACTTTCGATGCTAGTGCTTTAAGAATTGACATAGGTAACGGTAAAGCTAATGCTGAGGATATTTATGATACAGCAAGTAAGTGGCAAGCATCTGAGCTTGGTATAAGATACCCAGAAGTCATAAGATTTGATGGTGTTGATTTACTGCTTGTTAATAGTTGGCTATTCCGCAGAAAAGATAGGTTGTTTACATCAGCAGGTGTTGATGCACTTCCTGTAGTAAATGGACAACCCTCTGCTAGCCCAGACGATGAAAGTAATGGTTCGGTTGACTTTAAGGCTAGAAGTGTACGTACATTTGAGTTTGGTGCTTCTGGTGCGCCTACTGCTGAAGTTGTAGCTGATGTTCTTAAATCAAGCCTAGCTCCTAACTTTGAAGTACTACAGAAATTCATTGATAATCAAATGTACGATGTTTACGACAATAATCAAGTTTGGTATGCGCTTACTAACAATGGTGAATCACTCCTTGGTGTTACTAAGGATAACCCCTACGGGATGAACTTACCTTCTACTGTTAGTATTCATGAATTTGATGGCGTTATACCTGATCTAAACTTCAACAAGTGGAACTTCGACCAAGATAAATTCCTAACATCTGTACCTTCTAGGATTCAATTCTATGCTAGGTTTACGATTGACGAGTTAGTGGCACTTAGAGCAAGCACAAATATCGTAGTTAAACAAACACTAGAACGGTGGGATGCTTTAAGACATATTAACCTAATAGACCAACTTAATATTGATTCCTTGAATTATTTTATATCATTAAATCTGCTTTCGGCAGAAAGAGCAACGGAGATATTGACATAAATGGCAGCAGCAACTTATACAACGGACTTAGCAGTCCTTACATTATGTGATGCTACTACTGGTATTACTGAACCAACTGGTTCGGCTGCTGGTGGTACTCCTTCACTTGAAGCTGATTACTTCATTCAAGGTACTAACTGCGTATCTAAGACATTCAATGCTACAGGTGTTGGTGGACTAGCTTACACAGCAGGTGCTGCTGTTACCATACCAACGGACGGTGCGGCTTACACTTGGGTTTATTACGCTTGTCCTAATGCTGTAGGTAGTAAAGCAGCAGGTGGTATTCAGATTCTTATAGGTAACAGTACAGCAGCATATAAGCGATTTTATGTAGCAGGAAGTGACACATATACATACGGTGGTTGGGTTAATTATCCAGTTAATCCGACTATAGCATCATCGCTAAACGAGGGTTCTCCTACAGCAGTTACGCAAGTATTTGGCTATGCTATTAATAGTGTAAACTCAGTTACTAAAGGAAACCCCTTTGGTTTGGATGCTATACGCTACGGTAGAGGTACGCTCCAAGTAGTTGGTGGTGACTTAGCCAATGGTTATGGTACATTTACAGCAGCTTCAACTCAAAATGATTCAGTTACTAACCGATGGGGTATCCTTTCATTTGTTGATGGTGGATTCAAGTTCCAAGGTCACTTGTTAATGGGGACTGCTGCTACTGCTGTTGACTTCAGAGATAGCGGAAAGAACGTAACGATTCAACCTGTTCAATTCGTCACATCAGCGTTCAATACGTTTGAAGTTAGAAATGCAGCTAGTGTAGTGCAGTGGACTGACATGAGTTTCTTGTCCTTGAGTACAGTTTCTAGAGGTAATTTCTTAGTTACTAATAACGCTGCTGTTACATTAAATGGTTGTACGTTTAACAGTTTGGGTACTTTTACATTCTTGGCTGCAACTGTAGCTACTGGTTGTGTATTCAATAAGTGCAACTTAATTACGCATGGTAATTCCACGTTTACTAGCAATCAAATCGTAGCTTCAAATGCAAGTACAGCTATGATTACTGCTACACCCGGTACTATCCAGAATTGCACATTTACTAGTGCAGGTACAGGCCATGCTTTGGAGCTAACAACAGCAGGTACATACTCCTTTTCTGGGAATAAGTTCGTTGGTTATGGTACAGCAGGTACAACTAATGCAGCTATCTACAACAATTCAGGTGGTGCTATTACACTGAATATATCAGGTGGTGGTGATTCTCCTACTGTTCGTAATGGAGCAGGTGCTAGTACTACAATTGTAGCATCAGCTAACCTATCTTTTGATGGTTTACAAGCTGGTAGTGAAGTTAGAGTTTACTTAGGTACTGACCCAGCTACAGCTACAGAAATTGGAGGTACTGAAAGTTCTGGTACGTTGTTTACTGTATCTCAGTCATACGGTGGACAACAGGGCTTCTACACAGTTCATGCTTTGACTTATAACAGCTTGTATCAACCGATTACATTCTCGGGTGCTGACCAAACTATTCCTATAGTACAAAGTCGAGATAGAACATATTTCAACCCCTAACATAAAGATGGAACAGAATTGAATACATATAAAATAATTGAGTCAAGTATTGAGCATTTCAAGGATATTGAGATGCCTATGGACTTCTCTACTTATCAGGTGGGACAGAGTATTAATGTACTTGGTTTGGTTATGCAAATAACTCAAATCGGTACAGTTTTAGTAGGCTGTTCTAACACTGACCACATTCTTGTCTTTCAGAGACTAGAACAAAATAATGCTTAATTTTCTCAACGCGCACTAGGAGCTTCTATGGCACTTTTAATTTCCGACCCCACAACTCTAATTACAGGTGGTGACGCTGGTACTGCATTTGCAAGTCCAGTAGTTTTCGATGTATCAACTAAAACAATCACCATCACTCCCGGCTCAGGTATTCTTCCTGCTGCTGCTGATGGTGTTACCGGACAGGCTCTGTATTCAGCAGCTAAGATTATCTGGAAAAACTCAAGTACTTATATCAAGTACCCATTCCCAATGGAGGCTATTACTCCTGAATCATTCGAGTTCGTTAATGGATGGATACTAGCTAATGATGTAACTCGTAAGGCTTTGCGTACTTGTGGATGGGCAGAACGTGGTGCTGCTGGTACTACTATCGTCCGTAAACACATGGGTGTTGTGTCCTTGGGTTCTATTGGTGAGTCCGACTTCTCTTACTATCAGTGGAACACTGGCTCTAAGGCTGACTTCAACTTTACTGGACCTATTAATGAAGCTATCCAGATTTATGGGGATGCTTCTAATGGTAACTTTGATTACTCAGACGGTGGTGATTCCCTTAAGTTATTTAACCGCATTCAAGGTAAGTTATTCACAGGTACTAACAACACAGCAATCGGTGCTACAACTCTTGGTTATATCACTTATCGTTTCCCGTTGTCGAATGCAACTGACTTAAACGTATCAGCATCTGACAGTCACATCGCAGCTACTATCAGCAGCATGACTGGTCTAACAGGTACAGGTAATGGTACTGTCTACACATTCACTAAAGCTGCTCATGGACTAGATGAGGGTGAGCGAATCAGAATTGTAGGTGCTACTCCTGCTTCCTTGAATGGTGTTCATACTGTTGTATCAACTGGTTTCACTTCTGGTGTGTTTGCTATTGCAAGTACAGAAACAACTGCTTTGTCTGCTATTACAAGTATCTCAGGTATTCACGCTGCTATTACGTTTGATTCATTATCTGGAACTGAAGTACATGACGTTAACGAAGATACAGTAAACGAAACATACAAATATATTATTAACGATGCTACTGGTGTTGCTAATACAAGAGAAATTTACGAGAAGATGCAGTACCTATTGCGTCAGAACTCCGACATTTCAGCAGGTGCTACTACAGTAACTGGTGTTACAGCTAACTCAATTGCTGCATTCGTTGGTAGTACGTTAGTTGGTGAACCCGGTGTTTACATTAATGGTATTGCTGATGCTATCAAGAACTTCGTTGAGTACTACCAACTAAGTGATACTACTAAGTCCACTAAAATTCTCTATCCGTTCATTGCATCTGGAAGTATTACTTTCGGCGGTAATGCAGGTAGTACTGACTTCAAGTACTGGATGTTCTATAAGACACTTCCTATCTCTCCTGCTGGCTCTGAGAATAATGATTACGGACAGACTAATGCACGTATTGTTAAGGATTCAACAGGTACACCTATCGCTGGTACTTACAGTGGTTCTACAGTTAACTGGTCATTTAAGTACGATTCAGAGACTGCTGACTACGGTAACGGTGCAGAACGAACTGCACAATCCGATGCTGATATTGTAGTTGTTGGTATTGGTCTAACAGGTGGTCAATTTATCTCTGTTGAATCAGTTATCCGTAGGGCTACTGGTCAGGGTATCTTGCTTGCTCCAGCTATTGAACGTAACTACCAGAATCCAGTTTAATCATTATAGAGAGGGCTTAAACTCCCTCTCTTATTTATAAGGAGCTTAAATGGCTTATGTTCAAGTCCCCCCTGATGGAGCAGGTAAGAAGGTTTACTCCAAAACTCATACTGTAGATACTAACCAAGTTGAAGCACAAGTAATGCACATTGCAAGTGGTGGCTCACCTTTGCAGTTATTGGCAATTGACAATGTAGGTGCTGCTGCCGTTCGTTTTACAGAAGGACAGCCTGTTCTGTCTGGTTTCGGTAGCCTCAAAACCACCCATGAGAGAGTACTTGGTGTTTATGAAAGCAGCTTAGATACTTATGAGGCGCTGTTTAGTACAATTACAACAGGCGGTGGTGCATTAAATTATCAAGCACAAACAAGTAGTCAAGTACTTAGTGTAGATGGTGTAGATGGTAGTAGAGTTAACCTAAGAACAAATAGATACCACTACTATAATCCCGGAACATCGAACTTATACAAGATGACTATATCTTGCGGTGATTCAGGTAAAGCAGGCAATCAAAGACGTTGGGGCGCTGCTGATGATAACGATGGTTTAATTTTTGAATTAGATGGTACTGTACTCAAGACTGTAATCAGAAGCTCAGTTACTGGTTCTGTAGTTAATACAAAAGTACAACAGTCCGATTGGAATAAAGATAAGCTAGATGGTACTGGACCAAGTGGTGTAGTTATTGACGTTACTAAAGTTAATGTTTATTGGCTTGATTATCAGTGGTTAGGTGCAGGTCGTGTTAGGTTTGGTATATACGCTCCTGATGGTACTCGTGTGGTATGTCATCAGTTTCAGAATGCAGGTGCTAATACCCTACCTTACATGCGCTCTGGTACTTTACCTGCTATGCTTGAGAATATAAACTCAGGTACAGTAGGTAGTTCTTCGGAGTTACGCAATATATGTATTGGTGTGTACTCAGAAGGTACATACGAGGATTACGCTTTCTGGCGTTTTGCTGATATTGACAGAATTGGTGCTGTAGTAACTACAGATACTCCTTTAGCTTCTATTAGAGCTACACCTACTGTTAACTCAAAACATAATACAGTTATTATCTATCCAGAGACATTAAATGTATATTGTGACCAACCTGTAGCTATTACACTCTGGCAAAATACAGCAGTTACAGCAGGTACTTGGGAGTCCCTAGCTTCGATTGCTGAAGTGAATTACTTAGGTACTGTAAGTAATACTGGCTCTCAAAAGTTCAAGACTTTGTACTTCGGTGCAGGTGCTCACAGTCTATGTATTGATTCCTACTTTGAAAAGAATGACGAAGGTATCCAAATGAACTCAGACGGTACACATGAAGTGTGGTCTGTACTAGCTACAAGATTGACAAATAGCACAACAACTTGCAGTTTGAATCTTGGCTATAAGGAGCTTTGGTAATGCTTTTATGGGCTGCATATAGTGACCAATGGGTGTTAAATCACTCGGTTACTTTTGATGGTGATAACAGGCGTATCTATGTAGCCCCTTCTGCTTCAACTCTGCAAATTAAACATCTTTATAGCATGTGGAAGCAGTGGGTTCAAACATATGATAATTCCAAGTACTTACCTGCTTTACGCACAATTGGTGGCGACCCAGTGGGTTCTGGTAAGTATGCTGGAGATATTTACTTCTTAGTTAATAACTGGCAAATTATAATTAGTCATGCTGTAGCTGTAGAGGGTACATTATATAATGATGCAGGTGGTAGTCCTTATATTATTGAAGAGGGCGGTGGTGTTATTGCTTCTGTTTCTAACTTGGCGTATGCTTTGGAGTCAGCAGCAGTTGGATTAACTCCAGCACAACAACTTCAATTAGATAAAATACTTCAAGCAGTTAAGACTGCTATAGCTTTATCAGCATAGCGTAATTTACTATGGTTAATCCGAGAGGGTTGAGCTATAGTATGTTACCTAAGAATAAGTACTCAAGAATTTATATTGAAGTAATTGAAGCAAAACGAAAACAACCAAAAGTAAAAGGTTTAACTGAGTCCCACCATATATTCCCAAAATGCTTATTCGGTGAATCGGACTTAGTTATAAACGCGACTTTCAGAGAGCATTACTTACTTCACTTGCTTCTATACAAAGCATATAAGTACAAGTACTCAGATACTCACAAATGGGTAGTTAGATTAGGTAACGTACTAAAGCACTACAACAAAACTAAAGCAGGTCTTATTATAAAAAACTCAAGGCAGTTTAGTAAAGCAAGGTTGGATTTTCTTACCTTGACAACGCATTAATGCTATGATATAATTATTTTAAGATATTATTATTTAATATCAAATAGATAAGGAGTTCTAATTGAATACAAAACAGAACACCAAAGCTAAAACATACCAACCAACAGAAGCTATCCTTGATAATATATCAAGAGGTAGTGCTCTAGTCCAGAAGTTAAACAGGTCTAGTGTATCTCATAATGCCGTTAAAGAGGTATTGTCCAAGAGTAAAACTGCCATTGATAGTGGATTTACTTTAGACGATGTTAGGGATATGTATAGAGTACTTTCCAAGCTGGAAACAACAGACCTAAGAAAACGACTACATGACAACGCACCAAGTGACGATGCTCTGAAGTTCTATGCAGCAGGTGGTAGCGCAGGTTTAGCTTGGAGTCGTATGATACTGAAGCAAGAAGGTATCATCAATAGCTTCGTAAAAGAACCAACGATAGAAGCTGCATCCAAAGCTGATGATACAACTGAAGGTTTAATGCCTGTTGTTAAATCATTAAATGAGGAATTAATGCAAGTAACGTATGTTGCTATGCAAGCTGGTGTAGACCTTCATGGGGACTTAACTACAGTAGACGAAGTTCGTAAAGCGAAAGAATCCTTCAACAAGAGTCTACAGAGAGCTAACTTATTTCATCAAGAGATGACTGATACCTTTTCAGTTATTGAAAGTTATCTAGCACCTTGTGATATGGTACTAAGTGAGCACCTAATTACTAAAGGTACTTGGCTTATGTCATTGCAGATTCACAATCCAATAATTTGGGATGGTGTGAAAAGTGGTGAGTTCGTAGGTATCAGTATAGGTGCTACAGCTAGGGTTGAGACACTGGAGTAGCTTTGATTAATAATAAAATAAAGGATAACAATGGCTACTAAACAAGCAAAACGAAAACTATCAGACATTGATTTCAGTGGTAGTGATAGTCATATTGCACTATGTCACAAAGATCAAGGTGTAGCGAATAACGCTGATTATACATTAGTGCTAAAAGCCTCTACATTCTCTGATGAAGCAATTGCTAAGTTTCAACAAGTAAAAGTTACTCTAGAATTACCTGAGTTCTTGTCTCGTTTCTTTGGCATGTGGGGTGATGATGCGGAAGTACTAGCTGCAATGATGGGCTATGTTGAACCACAGGAATCACCACAAGAAGAAGTTCAAGAATGGATTAAGTCAAGAATGCAAGCATTTGAGATTATTAAATCAGCATACGAAGCTGAGAATATCTCTGATGTACTTAGTAAACTAGATGAAAATGAATACCTAAGTCTACTTAAAGACCAAGCTCTAATTGAGAAGGCTTTTAAGAAGATTGATAAAGCTGCTAAATCAGCAAGTACCGAATCAGGCAAGGCAGCTATGAAATTAGTTGCGGTGTCAGGTGACTCGACCTCCGCTAGCGTTGAGAATAATGTTGGGCCATCTGGCTCTGTTAATAAAGGAAAACTAATGACTCAAGAAACTAAAGTTATTGAGCAAGAGATTGAAGTTGTAGAAAAGAGCCAATTTGTTGCTGTTGAGAAAGCTCTCGCAGAACAAAAGGTAGCTCTTGAGAAAGCAATGCAAACTATTGCTCAGTTTGAAGCTGAAAAGAAAGAAGCTATCGTAAAGTCCAAGACTTCAGCAATCTCTGCTGTTGTTAAGAACGAGAAGCAACTAGGTATTATCCTGAAGGCTGCTCTAGCACTTCAAGACGATGCTGATTTTGAAGCACTCGTAGGTGTTGTAAAAGAGATGCAAGAACAAGTAGAGAAATCTGTTTTGTTTAAAGAAGTAGCAGATACCACACCTGCTAAAGAAGAAGTTAAAAAATCAGCCCTAGATCGTATGATCGAAGCTAAGTTCAATAAGTAAAAAGGAAAATATCATGGCTCTAATCGCTACTGAAAAAGCTAAATACTCTGACGTATTCAAGCATGAAGAAAAAGCTGACTTGGCATACTGCCGTACAGTCGCTGTTGTAAATGGCCCTGCTGCTACTCTAGCTGTTGGTACAGTACTTGGTAAGGTAACTGCTACTGGTAAATACAAAGTCGCTGTAGAGACTGCTGTAGACGGTTCTAAGGTAGCTGCTGCTATCGTTATGACTGAAACAACAGTACCTAACGCTACCGACACCAATGTACTCGCATTGATTCGTGGTTCGTCTGGTGTTGCTAAACAAGGTCTAGTACTTGATGCTACCTACGATAATGACGCTAAAAAAGCTGCTGTATATGCTTCCCTTGAAGCTGCTGGCATTCAAGTTCTAACTGCAATCTAATAGCAGACATACAAAGGAATATTAAAAATGACTATTCGTTCTTTTACCAACCAATTTGAAGTTGTTGACGAAACAGCTAACCTACTTAAGCTACCTCAAACTTGGACACTACTTGGTGATTCTGGCTTGTTTGCTGAGGAGTCCATTACTACTCAAGTAGCTACCTTCCAAGAGATTAACGGTTCTTTGTCCATCATCGGTGATGCTGTTCGCGGTTCTAAGCCACAGACAACTTCTGGTGATGTACGTAAATTGCATAGCTACTCAGTAAGTCATCACCCATTCATGGATGCTTTGTATCCTAGCGATATTGCTGGTGTGTCTGCTTACGGTAATCTATCTCAAGAAGAAACCCAAGCTGCTGCTCTGTTGCGTAAGATGGAAAAGGCTCGTAAGAGTTTCGCCATTACTCGTGAGATTGCACGATTCAAGACTTTGGGTACAGGTATGGCATGGACACCTAACGGTACTATCGCTAGTTCTAACTTCTATACTGACTTGGGTTATACCCGAAAAGAAGTTAACTTTGATTTAGTTACACCAAGTACTGATGTGATTGCTAAGTGCGAAGAGATTATCGCTAACTTCCAGTCCACTGGTAATGAAGGTGAGATTATCACTCGTGTTGTTGGTTACTGCTCTCCAGCTTTCTTCTCTAAGTTGATTGCTCACGCTAAAGTAACTCAAGCTCACATTTATCAGCAAATCGGTTCTACCAATATTACGCAAGAACGCGCTGGTGGTATGGGTCTATACCGTAAGCTGTCCTTCGGTGGTATTCAGTTTATCGAAGTTCCAACTGTTCTAGCTGGTACTGCTTTAGTGACTTCTGGTGATTGTATTTTCGTTGCTGAAGGAACTGATTGCGTTAAGACTTTCTACGCTCCAGCTAACCGCTTTGGTCACGTTGGTACACTAGGTCAGATGGAATATATGTGGACATTCAATGACCCACGTATGACTGAGATTACTATTGAGGCCGAGAGTAATTTCTTGAACGTGATCATGAAAGGTAACTTTATTTCTCGTGGTTATACTGCTTAATTAGCTTAAGTAGTATAATAGATTAGCCTCAGTTTTGAGGCTGTCTACTCTAACCTATTGTCACAAGCAGTAGGTTATGGTAGAATTATAACTTGCAGACAGGTTGCAGCCTGTTTTACCAAGATGAACGCGCCTGCAAGCGTTTCTGACTCCTTCGTCAGATAGTCTTGACCCTATACTTAATCTTGAAGGGGATTAAAAATGAACAATGAAGATATAGATGCTACTTTTACAAAGTTAGTTGAAGGTTACAAAAGAGCAACAACATCAGAAAAACGCATAAATAAAGCTGTTAGTAATTTAAATAAAAATAACGTAAATATTTATGTGGGATGGAAACTATCGTGCTATAGAAATGATACACAAGTTGTTCCTATCAGGTGTAACCTTTGTGGTCTAATGTCCTTGTTTACTTTAGATAGACTTGCTAATGGTAGTCACACTTGCTCTGGTTGTGTTATTGAGAAATACAAGAAAATACTTAACACATCTGGTTTTGATTATGTCTCGCATTCACGTGGGATTATGACAATTAAATGTCACAAGTGCAACTCGTTAATAGTTTCTAAGTCAAGTGGTGCAAGTA